TAGTCTCTTCATGTTTTAATCCTTGTGTATGCCTCATTGTTGAACTATGGACTTGTATAAATAGCATAGATACATTCATGTATCCTTACACTTTACCAATTCTATCATCCCTTATCCTTTCTCAAGTCTTTGCCTTAGTTGCAATCTGAGCTCAAGCTTAAGGTCATTACATTTGGTAAAGTGTTAACGAGCTCACCTTGTAAGAGAGGTGTAGTAGAACGAACCTATGAATGAAACGAGACAGCGTTATCTGTCGGGAACCAAAACACGTGTAATATAAACTACAAGAAGCCAAAACAAGTTCAAGAAGAACAAATGAGATAGAGGCATTGTCAGAACAACTAGGGTCTTTGCAGATCAACGAGGAAACCTCAACAGACAAGTACAAACCAACGGACACAGAGATATCAGTAGCACCAACACCAGCAGCTGCAACAGTCAGCGAGAATGTCCAGGCAGGATTGCCAAAGAATATGGTACCGGACCTAGGGTGGTTCGACGGTGACCAATCAAAATTTGAAGACTGGTGGAGAGGAATCAGACTATTTCTCAAGAGTAACAGGGTTAACAGAACAAACAATAGGATCACAGCAATCCTAGTTCGCCTCAGAGGAGGTGTAGTAGGAATATATGCACAGAAGAAGCTCGATGAGCTAGACAAAGACAACGATACTCAGGATTGGGACGATTTTGTAAAAGAACTCAAGACGACTTTCAGCGACAAGTCTAAGGCAGCAGATGCTGAGTGGAAGATTGAAACGTTCAAGCAAGGAAAACGAAACACAGCAGATTTCATCATTGAATTCAAAGCACTAGCCATGAAGGTGGACATAGATGAGCTACACGCTATCTTTTTATTGAAGAAGAACATACGACAAGACATTATCAAAACGATATTGGGATACCCACCTATGGTGATGCCAGAGACCTTGAAAGAGTGGAAGGTGGCAATAACGTCAGTAGGACAGGAATATGAATCGACAGAAGGACGCCATGACTACAAGACAAGTATGGGAATTACATATGGTGGAAGAGGATAGCCAATGGACATTGGAAAATCCAATGACAATTTCAAAGATGGGAAGCCTAAGTGCTTCAATTGCAACAAGTATGGACACATGGCAAAGGAATGCCAATTGGAAAAGAAGGAACGAGAAACATGAACATGTTTTAAATGCGACAAGAAAGGGCATATTGCCAAAGACTGCAGAGGGAAGCAGATAATGAAGAAGAGAAAGGTTCAAGAGGAATCAGATGATGAAGACAACAAGAAAGAGGAGCAGGGTTTTGGCAAAAATCTCAAGTAGGCACGGTACAAGAGATCTCCCATGTAAAGTCCCAGAATAATAAATATATTATTCCAAATCGCCGAACTAGCAAAGAAAAAAGGGAATTAAATGTGCAAGCAAATGTCAAGACAAAGAACGGCAAGAAATTGGAAGTCAAAGCATTGGTAGATTCAGGATGCACCCATATAGGAATTGACGAACAATTGGTCAAAGACAAGAGAATCTAAACAAAGTCCATCAATTTCTCTTTTGAAGTATTCAATGCAGACGGAACAAAGAACAGAGAGGTGACCAAGGTGGTGCCTCTAGAAATCGAAATCAACGGACATAAGAAAACCTTGAAAGCGGCAGTAATAGACTTGGATGGAATGAATATGTTTTTAGGACATGACTGGCTGGTCAAACATAATTCAGAAGTCAACTGGAAAAACAGAACCATCAAATTTACGAGATGCCCAGACAATTGCACAATGACACACAAGGACATATGATTCAATTCCAGGAGAACCAAAGAAATGGCAATGGATAAAATGGAACAAGATAATGGCGAAATCGGCAAAGAACCAGACAAGATGAACCCAGAGTATTTACCAGAGTACATTTGACCTTTCATATATCTATTCAACAAAAAGAAATTCAAAAAGCTACCTGAAAGGCGTGAATGAGATCACGAAATAAATCTTATAGATGAAGCCCCAAAGGAATTAAACGCGAAAGCCTATACAATGACGCTCAAAGAAAAAGAAGCTCTAAATCAGTAACTAGACGAACAACTTAAGGCAAGACTCATTGTAGAGTCAAAATCAAGATATACAGCACCATGTTTCTATATCCCAAAGAAAGATGGTTTATTACGATTGGTTTAAGATTACAGAAAGTTAAACTAAGTCACAATCAAAGACAAGACGCCATTACCTCTGATTGGAGAAGTAATTGACAAACTCAAAGAGGCAAGATACTTTAACAAACTGGACTTGATTTAGGGATATAACAACATATGAATCAAAGAAGGAGACCAATAGAAGGCCATGTTCCTGACCAACAAGGGATTGTTTGAACCTCAAGTAATGTACTTCGGACTATGCAATTTACCAGAAACATTCCAAAGGATGATGAACAGTATATTCCGAGAACTGCTTCATGAAGGAATATTGGCAAATTATATGGATAACTTCGTGATACCAGCCAAGACCATGGAAGAACTAGAAGAAAGAACAATCTGATTTTTGAAGATAGCAGAGAAGCACAACCTGTGTTTTAAAAGGTCAAAATGCGACTTCAACATGGAAGAAATTCCCATCTTGGGAGTAGTGGTTGGCAAAGAACAGATCCAAATGGAACAAGAAAAGATCAAGGCAGTAAAAGAATGGAAGACACCAACAAGAGTAAAAGATGTGGAAAGCTTCCTGGGATTCACCAACTTCTATCGATGCTTCATACAAAACTTCAGCCATACTGCCAAGCCATTAAACGAGCTAAAAGGCAAGAAAGAGTGGAAATGGGAAGAGGAACACCAAAAAGCATTTGAAGAACTCAAAGAAAAGATTACGAGTCAACCAGTATTGGCATTACCGAGGAAAGAAGGGAAATTCAGAGTGGAAACGGATGCCTCAGGACACACTATAGGAGGAGTTCTATCCCAAGAACAAGAAGGGAAATAGAAACCTATTGCTTTTCTATCAAGAACAATGCAACCAGCAGAACGGAATTACGAAATTTATGACAAGGAACTACTAGCAATAGTAGAAGCTCTTGCAAAATAGAGACAGTATCTATTGGATGCAACAGAACCCTTTGAAGTCTGGACAAACCATGAAAACCTCAAATATTTCAGAGAACCACACAAGCTAAACGGATGACAAGCTTGATAGTATCTGAAGTTACAAGACTATAACTTCACACTGAAACACATACTGGGGAAGACAAACACAAAAGCCGATATTCTATCATGGAAGAAACAGGTTGACACAAAGGAAGATAACAAGGACATACAATTACTGAAGGATGAAATGTGGACAAGGAAAACGACAGCCAAGGTTACGATGTTGAGAAGAAAAGTGATGGCAGAAGAAAGTGACATAGTCAAGAGAATTCAAAGGAACAATACAAGAGAGAAAAGAATTGTTCAAGCATTGGAGAAGAATGATGGATTAGCATGGGAGGAAGATGGAGTGGCATATATGGAGGGAAGAATCTATGTGCCAAATAACAAGGAACTTAGGGAAGAAATTCTAAAGAGACATTACGATCCAGTGAATATTGGACATCCAGGGCAACACAGGATGCTGGAATTACTCAAGAGAACCTACTGGTGGCCAGGACTAAAGGAGGACGTCAAGAGATATGTACAAGATTGCTTCAAATGCCAACAGAACAAAGTTCAACACCAAAGAAAGGCAGGAGAACTACATCCATTGGAAATACCTCAAGGACTGTAGCAAGAAATCAGCATAGACATTATCGGACCATTACCAAAGTCAAATGGGATGGACATGATAGTCATCATTGTCAACCGATTTACGAAAATAATTCACCTGAAAGCAACAACGACGAATATTTCATCGGAAGGAATAGCAAAGATCTACAGGGACGACATTTGGAAACTACATGGAATACCTAGGAAGATCCTAAGTGACAGAGGACCACAATTTGCTTTAAAATTCATGGAAGAATTCACAAAGGCACTGGGAACAAAGATACAACTATCAATGGCATACCATCTGCAAACAGATGGTCAAATGGAAAGAATCAACCAGGAGATAGGAACATTTCTATGACACTATGTGAATTACCAACAGGATGATTGGACAAATTGGTTGGCCGCTGCAGAATTCCAATACAATGACAAGAAACATGCTGCAACGGAGAAGACTCCATTCAAGTTAAACTTTGGAAGACATCCTTGGAAAGGCAACCTCATGGTGAAAACGGACATTCCATGAGTAGAAGAATTCCTCAGTAGATTACAAAGAAGCTAGGAGCAGGCGACCAAAGCAATGGAAGAAGCACAGAAGAATATGAAGAGGCAATTTGACAAGAAAAGAAGGAATCCTCAAGGATTGAAGGTTGGAGACCATGTGTGGTTAGAAAACAAAAATATCTATTTGAACCGACCCTCAAAGAAGCTGGACAATAAAAGATACAGACTGTTCAAAATCTCAAAGAACATTAGATCAGGAGCATTTGAACTGGAACTTCTAGAAGGATGGATGATTCATAACGTTTTCAATGAGGACCTTCTGACATGATGTGTAGAGCCAAAGTTTCAAGGACAACACAAGGATCCAGCACCTCCGTCTGTGATTATCAATGAAGAAGAAGAATATAAAGTGGAAGAAGTATGGAAGCACAAGACACAAGGACGGGGAACACAATACTTGGTGCATTGGAAGGGTTATGGGGACAAACACGATCAATGGATAGTGGAATCAGGGTTGCCACATGCAAGACAGGCGATAGAAAACTATTGGACAAGGTGTTCAAGTCGAAACCTATAAAGAGGGGGGGTAAAATCCCATTTTGACAGTCCAAGAAATCACTTGAATTCTAAAAGCACCTCAACAAATGTCTTTCCAAACTGTAAACAACAACACTTTTGTTACGGCACCTACTTCCCCCAACCCATATGTCTCACGAAAACTTAACAATATGGATCAGGCCCAAGTAATAAAGAGAGAGAGAGAGGATTGGACAAGGCTATACCACAAAATGTTGAAAGGAATCAAAGCAATGATTGACGTTCAAAGGATGTTGAAGGATATGAAAAAGGTAGCAGAGGAGACAAGCACAACAGTCACGGAGATGGAGGGGACAATTCTAATGGCCAGTGTCAACAACCGGACCATGAACGCCACGAACATCACACAAATAGTAGAAGACCTTCAGTGCTTGGTTCAAAGCGATATGGACAAACGAGCATTTTAAGTATAGAGAATGCTAGCCAATGAATTGGATCGCTATAAAAAAAAAGGCAATGACTATATGGACAGCAACATCAGGGAAATCCAAGAACTATATATGAACGAGGAAATGAAGGAAGATAAAGGAACAGTGGAAGATGAAGAGGTCATATTAGTCCAACCATATGAGGTTTCAACAACAACATTATCCTCTACAACAAGCTTCATAACAGACAAAGTCAAAAATCTTGCCAAGTATATGAAGTTCATGAAGACTCCGTCACAGACCAGGATATTTCGACCACCACCATACTACCAATCCCTCAAATCCAGAGGAGAACAAGATCCAGAATTTTGGAAAGAAGTAGCAACGGCATTCGTGGATAAGAAAAGGAACACTGATACATCAAGAAACGGGTGTCAAATGCCAATGTATCAAGAAGGTCCACCACATGAACCATACTTCATAGCCATCAACAACAAGGATCAAGTGATCATAGGCCCTAGCAAAAAGATAGTGGCTATATATGTGGTAGGAGAGTTGGAGGTCTTGGTTTGATTCATAGGGACATGAATCCTGAAATGGGAGTATTGTTATGATCGATGCCTCCTGGGGACAGCATGGACATGGGTAAAGGGTATGACAATATGATTGGCTGTGCCACATGTAGTCTCAGTCAGTGCCTCATGCAGAAGGTGTTGTTACCTTGCTTTATCCTTGTAGTCTCTTCATGTTTTAATCCTTGTGTATGCCTCATTGTTGAACTATGGACTTGTATAAATAGCATAGAT